GCATATAAAATTAGACACGAAAAGGATAGGCATATAAAAGGCAGCGCCGGATATTATGCAGACCAATTATTATGGTAACTAAAAATAATTTTATGTTTAAAAATTGGAAAACAAGCCTATTTGGTTTAGGCACATTAATCACTGGTGTAGCAACGATCATTAAGGGCGATATTCCGGGCGGAGTAACGGCAATTTTAACCGGTTTAGGTTTAGTAGCCGCAAAGGATAGTGATATTAATTTAAATAATAGAAAATAATGACAACAACCACAAAAATAATTATTGTGGCTGCAATTGTCTTATTACTTACAACCGCAACCGCTATGGGAGTTTCTGCAAAGGGTTTGAACTTTATTAAAGATTTTGAAGGCGAACGCCTTAAAAGTTATCGGGACACCGGAAATATTTGGACAATTGGGTTTGGTTCCACATATAACCACGATGCAAAACGTAGAGTTCAGGAAGGCGATGTTATTGATAGAGAAACGGCGTTACGTTGGTTGCGATTAGATGCCGGAAAATTTGCCACTGGAGTTAAAAAGCTCGTTAAAGTACCCATTAACCAAAATCAATTGGATAGTTTAACTTCATTTGCCTATAATTTAGGTTTAGGAGCGTTGCAAAATTCAACTTTATTAAGAAAATTAAACGCTGGAAGTCCTAAAAGCGAAGTAGCGGCGGAGTTCCTAAAATGGAACAAAGGTCGCAATTCAGCCGGAGTATTAGTAGTAATACCGGGTCTAACAAGACGCCGTGAGGCTGAAAAAGAACTATTTTTGTTATAGATAGGGTTAAATACAAGCAAGTAAGGAAAAACCCCCGAAATGTCTATTTTGGGGGTATTTTTTTGCCCATAATAAAAAATATTTGGTGGTTTCAATTATTTATATATAATTTTAGCCTACAAAACAAAAAACCCTATCTTATGACATTCAACACCGACCAAAAAATTTTGGGTCAAATTGCCGCAGCGCAATCCAAAATTCAGCGTTTAGAGGCGCTCCGCTCCCTTACCCCATTTGAACAAGTTACAATTTTCTTTTATGGTTCAGGGGGAAAATTCTTATCCATTAATGAAAACGATATTCCGTTTGATTTAGCATTTGAAATTCGTATTTTAATTGATGCCGCTATTGAGCATTATAACCACGAAATTAAAATGTTGGAAAATTCGTTTCAATGAAAAAATTACTAATAAAATTTATTGCAATAGTATATCTATTTGTTGTGTCAATTCCACTAACAATACTGGTATATCTACTCTACTATTTTATATCAATTATTCTTTACTTTAAAAAAACAAAAAAAAATGAAAAACGAGTATCTTCAATCCCTAATGAATGGTTATGGCTCAATGAACGCCGTAACTAACAAAAAGAACGAAAAACAACCCGACTATCAAGGGTGGGTTAAATTAAATGACAAGTTTTTTGAAGTTGCCGGTTGGGTCAAATTTGGCAAGTCAAACAATAAATTTTTATCAATTTCAATTCAAGAAAAAAACCCTTTCCAAAATGAACAAGACCGAACAATCTAATGAATTGACACACCGAATTCGCCTTCGTATTACAAATGCTCAAAATGAGGTTTTATCAGTTTTAGACATAAGTCCTCGTGAGTGTTGGTTAATGAAAGATTTAATAACCGACATATATGAAAATGAATTTAATGGAATAACAATACTTTTAACTTTAAAATCTAAAATGGTATAAATATGAATACTTTTATAATTATTGAGGATATAGTATCCGGAACAAAACGAAACATTGAAATTGATACTAATCATCGTGAAATATACGAAGAAGAAATTCAGGCTTTATACGAAGAAGATTTTAAAGTTGTAGCGATTTATGAAAGATTTAATCGTGATGTATTTTTTTTATCAAAAGAAATGGTTCAAAAATATTTAATAGTAATAAAAACTTACAACAATGAAGTATCAAACTAATGCACCGGCTTATCCGTGTATGCCAATTAAAGATGAATTTGGCAGAATTATTGCAGCCATTCCCGGCTTTACTAAATACGAGCAAGTTCTTTTATCGATTGTATGTGCAAAGGAAGGCAATAGTAGAACTGGTTTTAGAGATAACCCTTCAAATATATTAAAAGAGGCTCAAACACTAACCGATGAATATTTTAAAACCCTTCAAAAATTACAAGATGCAAAAGAAGATACCGCAAATGTTATTCAAATGTAGTAACGAAATTCAGGCTTTAATAGTGTTTATAATTGCACTATTTTTATTCGGCTTTATTCAAAATATTTAATGGAACAAGACAAGACAATAACCCTACCCGAAAAATTAGCAAAAAGAAAATACAATCCCGATTTTATCCCCCCAAAAGACCAGGTTGTTTTTACAATTAGCGAATTACCGATTGGCGTTATACAAAACTTTATAATTTTAAGCGGAATGGCAAAGGCAGGGAAATCAACTTTCCTTGCCGCCGCTATTTCATCTGCATTTATGCCGGGCGATATGTTTGGTATGAAATTTCGTTTCCCGGAAGGAAGGCGCAAAATTGCCTATTTTGACACGGAGCAATCCGAATACGATTTTTTTAGACAAGTCAATAAAATTAAAAACTTTGCCGGTATTAATGGTTTACCTGAATGGGCGGACTTCTATTCCGTTCGTGAGGATAACCCAAGCGAAATTAGGGCATTAATTCAAACCTATTTAGAAAACAACCCCGAATGTCCAATTGTTATAATAGACGGAATTTTAGACCTTATTTTTGATTATAACAACGAAGTTGAAAGCCGTAAACTTGTCAATTGGTTTAAGAAACTTACAAAGGTTTATAATTGTTTGTTTATCGGCGTTCTACATCAGGGTAAAGGGTTAGGCAATCAAACATTGGGACATTTGGGTTCAAATTGTGATAGGTGGGCAAGTTCTACACTGGAAGTAGTAAAAGACAAAGAAAAAAAGACATTCACTTTGCAACCTCGTTTCCTTAGAAGTTCGGAAGATTTTGAGCCGGTTGTATTAATGAATTATGACAACCAGTGGCGTCAAATAGATAGTATCAAAGAGCCTGAAAACACAAATAAAATTGATCCCGTGAATTTTAATGAAATGACCCATAAAAAAATGATTTTGCAAGTACTGGCAATTGAAAAACCTTACAAAGATTTAATTAATGAAATTCAGGAAGTAACCGCAAAGGGAACGAATTACGCAAAGAAAATTTGTAAAATTTGGATAGAAAAAAACCTAATAACAAAAAACTATAAAAATGATTACCAAAAGAACTTTTAAAAAGTTTTTAGTTGAAATGCTAAAAAGCGGTTTAATTAAAATGGTTAAAGTAAATAACCAAATAAGATTTAAGTACAACGATACAATCTTAACCAAACAAGATATTGAATTTTTGATGTTAGCGTACAAAAAAAAACCGGTTAAATAAATTAACCGGTTTAGACAAAACAATGATTACCCTAACCATTATTTCATTCACTTACCATACAAAAATATGAAAAATACTTATTCAACAATAGTTTTTTTTGAACCTGAATTAAATATATCCCCCCGGAAATATAGAAACGTAACAAATTTGGATAGTTTTGCCGATTTTTGCCGTAAATCAGGCGCTAAATACATAAATGTATACGAGAAGTCCACAAAACGATTTTATTGCCGTATTTGGCTTAATAACCCCCATTAATCCCCCAAAATCCCCCCAATAGCAAAGAACCGGTTTAAAACCCGGTTTTTTTGTGCCTATACACTTGATTATGGGATAGGTTTATTTTTAAAGGTGTAAATGAATGAATGTGTAAGAAATTAAACCGGTTTAAGTGGTTTAAAATAGGTGGTTTAAATTTTATCTTCGCGCCTACAAGCGCGAAGATATAAATTTTTAAACTAAAAGTTTAACCAACGCACACATTTTTTAAAAAATTTTTGTTTTTTAGGAAAAAACCTTAATTTTGATGATATGGTAGCTAAAAAATGGATTGGTTTGTTACTGGGAGCCGGTGCGCTATACTGGATTTTTAATAAATTCAGGTTTCAGCAATCCCTTACCTATATTCCCACCCGAATTAAATTAGGGGGGAATGTTTTGAACCCTGAAATTACATTAGGGGTAAAATTGTTCAATCCTACAAATGTTTCAACAACATTTGGAAATTTAGATGCTGAATTATTTTTAGAGAGTGGGCAGAAGGTTGCCGATGTTACATTTAATCAATTAATTAATATTCCGGGTAATTCGGAAAAAGAGCTAAATATAGTTGCAAATACTTCTTTATTAAATTTAGTTAATACGGCAAGTATTTTATTTACTTCAAAGCAATTAAATTTTGTTTTGAAGGGTAGCGCAACTATTGATAGAGTTCCTTTACCATTCATTATTAATTATAAGTTCTTTGCATAGTAAAAATTTTATACTACAAAAGCTAAGTCCGTTTAAAAACTATAAAAAAGTTATTACAACCGACCAAAGCACAAAAGACATTGTTAATGGCATTGTTGATACCCATTATAAATGGGATAGTGAATATGATAAAATAAGTCAGTATTTTGTAGGTGCAGATGTAGAGGAAACGGCTAAAAATGTTTGGGAGTTTTTAAAAAACAATGTACCATATTACATTGAAAGTTCCAGTAATCAAACATTAAGAAGTCCGGCGGCAATTGTATCAATGCCGGGGGATTGTAAAAGTTATGCGCTATTTACAAACGGCATTTTTTCAAGTTTAGCAAGGAAAGGTATTATGAATGTACCGGTGGCATATCGTTTTGCAAGTTATAAAGAAGGAATAAAAGAACCCGGACACGTGTTTGCGGTTTTATATCCCGGAACTAAAAATGAAATTTGGATAGACCCGGTTTTAGATAGGTTTGATGATAAAAGTAAACAACCAACATTTTATAAAGATAAAAAAGTTAAAATGAGTTTAATAGCGTTAAGCGGAATAGATAATAGCTATTCAGCACAACAAAAATTTAAAGAAATGTCTGCTTATCGTGATAAATTAGTAAGCGATAGGGATAGGCTTTTAATAAGCGGAAAAATTAAGCCGGGCGGTTCAAAAGAATTAGAATATAAAGTAGCTATTAATAAGGTTACAAGAGCGCTCCAAAATATGCCACAAATAAGTGGTTTTTTTGATGATATTTTTGGTGGTAGCCAAAATGAAGATAATCAAAACAATTTTAGAGAAAATTTACAAGCTACCGGAACGGGTATTTTGTTTCAGGGCGGCAAAGAGGTTTTAAATGCACTTTTGACAAAAGAAGGTGTAACACCCGATTTTTTTAGTCAATTCCCTTTTTTAACTGCATTTGATAATAGTACTTTTAAATGGAAGTCAAGATTACCATTATTAGCTAAAATGACCCCTAACCAGCGTGTTGCATTTTATATTCAAAAAATGCAAGACAATGCGGAATTTGAAGATGCGCCACAACAATATTTTGAATTATTTGGTAGAGCCTCAGGAACAAAAAGCGGTTTTAGTGATGTAGGTCAAGTAAGTAGAGATGTAGCGCAATTATTTAATGATACTTTAAATGAAAAATATTTTCAGGGTAAAAGTTCAATTAATGTAAAAGGAAGTCCACGAGTAAGAACGGAATATTCAATTAATACATTAATAAGTAAGCCGCCAATTAGTGATGCTACTGGTGGTTCAGGAACTCAAAAAGCCGGAATGAATATTGCAATTACATTAGGTTTAGTAGCCGCCGGATTTTTATTAGTTAAACAATTCGCAAAAAAATAATACAATGACCGCAGCACAAAAAATAGCAAAAGAAAAATTTAAAAAGGCAATAGCTATCCGAAAAAAAACTGGTGTTTCATTAAAAGAAGCATTTGCAGAAGTTTACGGAAAGAAAAAAGTAGGCGCAGTTAAGAAAAAGACGGCTAAAAAGAAAGTTGTTAAAAAAGCAGCGCCTAAAAAAGCAGCTAAAAAAGTAGTTAAAAAGGCTGCGCCAAAAAAAGCGGCTAAAAAGGTTGTTCAAAAAACTAAACCAAGATATTCAGCGAAAAAACATACAAATTGGGCAACTATTCCAGCGCATAAACGCCGT